CCTGATACTGCACGACTCGCTGCGACATCGTTGACGCATTCGGGTCCGATACCGGGATCACGTCCACTTGGTCGTAGTCGGACTTCTTGGCCGTCTTGTTGCCAACCTCCGGCTCGTATGCGTAGTCTTCCGGCGCATTGTCACGGATGATGCGGGCAAGGAGCTTGAACTCCTGCTTCATGGTGTAGTGGATGCGGGCCTGCACAGCCGACATGACCTTCAACACCCGCTCAAGGATTGCCAGCGTGGTCCCGACCGGGGACTGGGCCGACATGTCGCTCACCTTGAGATCCGCAACCGCTGCGAACCTGCGCCCATCCTCGACCACCTTGTCCATCAACAGCGACAGGGTTTGGCTCGGCTCCTTGTACGGGAGCGGCAGGATGTTGTCGCGGATTGCGCCGCTTGGAAGATCTACGTCCCTGAATTCGCCCGGTGCGATGGGGGTATCGTCACCCTTGATGCGCAGGCCACGAGCTTTAAGTCCGCCGGGGAGGTTGGACAGCGTGCCCGCGTCAATAAGTTGACGAAGCAGGGACGTAGCGGCCTGCGAGTGCCCACCGATCAGGTGGATGAGGCCAAAGTAGTAGAACCCGAAGCCGGGGATGTAGCCGTAGTGGACGAAGTGCTGCCGCTTCGCCTTAAGCTTGTCCTCTTCGAGCCAATTCCGTCGAATCGCAAGGACCGTACCGGTGCCCTTGTCGATAGTCACAATATAAGGAAGGGCGATGCCCGTCTCGTAGTTGTCTTTGTCCTTGTCCTCATAGCCGGGCAGGTTGAGGTTGACGTGCATCTCAAGCAGCTGGTACCGGTCATCGATGGACGTAGACAGACCCTGCTCGGTCGCCTTCTGCTTCTCGATCTCGTCCATGACCACCATGGGCTCGCCAAGGTCCACGTCACGGTAGAAGCCAGCAACCTGCAGGCGCGTAACCTCGTTCTTGGTCTTGCGCATCTTGTGCGTGACCCGTTCAGCCGACTCAAGGTTCGAAGCGCCGTATGGCACCACGATGTCCTCCGCCGGGATGAACATAGCCACCTGACGCTCAAGACTCGGGTCGTAGTAGATCTTCTTGAACGCATTGCCCGACAAGCACAGCGAAATCAGCAGTCGCTCATGCTCCGGGCGGTACTCCCGCATGACCTCGGTGAGCTCGTAGTTCATGTCGTCCGCAACGCGGATGGAGGCTTCCTTCTTCTCGGGGGTCTCCTTGCCAACAATCTTGGTCTTGACCGGGCCCGCCGCCGGGAAGGTCTCCATGATCGTCTCAGCCTGAAACTTGACTGCGCTCTCCATGAGCAACGGGTGGAACACACCGCACGCACCGGGCCATGGCTCCGACCGCTCCTCGTACTTGAGACCCAGCAGCTTCAAACCCTTGACGTAGATGTCAAGCCAGTCCTTGCGGGAGGTCAGGTCCGAGTCGTAGTCCCCCAGCAGGTCACCTGCGAGCGTCGCAAGTTCCTGCTCCGACATGTATTCGGCAAGGTTGGCGTCGAATTCCTCGGCAGTCTCACGGCGCGGTTCAATCTCCAGCGCAACCCCGTCAACACCGATCTTGACGGACTCGGGATTCTCGATTTCAATCTCGATCTCGGGGCCTTCTTCGAGGGAGCCAAGACCCTGCGGGGCCTGATACAGTGAGGGTTCGATAGCCATCTAGGTCTCCAAATCAGTAATAGGCCGCGTGACGCCGCGACTTGAATGTTCGTTCTTCGTCTTCCTCATCCGAATCAAGACGGATGAAGCCCCCGCGCCGGAAGCGAAGCAATGCTTGGGTCATGCTGTCGGTCAAGTCGTCGTGTTCTCCAGAAGGGAAACTGGCTACTTCCTCGACCAATTCTTCCGCCCAATGCGTGTTCGGGACCCACACCCGGCCTGATGCAAACAGGTCCGCCACGGCGTTAAGCCTCGCGATCTTATCATTACCTTTGGACGGCGTATATTCCTGTACCGGAATGCCCATGGCCCGCAACTCGAAGATCAACGGGGACCCTGCAGCCTTGGCTTCGACGATCAGGCTGTCCGGTTTCCAGTTCTTATACTCCTCCATGGCCCGCTGCTTGAGCTCGGGGAACTCCATGCGCTCCTTGATGGCATCCAGCAGGATGATGTTGATCTGGTCCCGGCCCGTATCGTCCGGTTGGGAGAAAATCCCCCACGTCGTGCAGGCTGAATAGTCCGATCTCTGGGTCTTGAGGAACGCCGTGTCCCAAGACTGGATGATGTACTCGCAGGAAGGGGGTCGATCTGACTCCCAAGTCCTCCACCACTCGCGTTTGACGATGGCGGACACGTCCGAAGTGGGCTGTTGCTGGTACTGAGCCTGCCATTTGCTGTTCGGAAGCTCCTGACGGAGGGCTTCGAGCTCGTCAAGCTTCCAAAATTGCGGCCAAAGTGGGTTTCCAGAGGGCAAAATGGCTGGAAATTCAATAACTTCCCACTCTTCCCCGCTTCTTTGGGCTGCAGCCTTCAAAACTTGGCCTGTCAGGTCCTTTTTTGACCACCGAGTCATGACTACGACGATGGCTCCGCCCGGTTGCAGACGCTGACGAGGGCCGGATGTGTACCATTCGTACGTCTTATCGTAGATTTCGGGGTTTACCTCGGCCAGCGTCGCCTCTTGCTCGCTGTGTGGATCGTCGATAATGAGAAGATCAGCACCCTTACCAGTAACGGCACCACCAACACCAATAGCGAAATACTCACCAGCGTAATTAGTAGCCCAACGCCCAGCAGCCTTGCTATCCGCTTGAAGTGCAACATCAGGGAATATGTCCTTGTACCGGTCAGAGTCCACCAAGTTTCTGACTTTGCGTCCGAAACCGACCGCTAACTCTGCAGTGTGTGAGGTTTGAATGATCTTCTTGGACGGGAAGTTGCCCAAAAACCAACTGGGTAGCAGGTAGGAGGCAAATTCCGACTTAGTATGCCGGGGCGGCATGTTGATGATCAAGCGTTTGACCTTGCCCTCGGCAACCCGCTGGAATGCTTCGGCCATCTTCTCGTGATGCCGACCATGGATGAAGTTAGGCCAGACGTACTTGACGTAGGCCATGAAGTTCTTTTTGGACAACTCGCGTGTTGCGGTGCGACGAGCTTCCGCAATCAGCTCACCCACTTTTTGCTGGGCGGCAGGTGGCAGGGTTGCCAGCTTCTTTTCCGCCTCGGCCAGCAGGTTAAGATCCATTCGGTCCCCGTCCCAGCTCCTCGTCGAGATCCAGTTCAGCCAGACACTTGTTGTCCGGATCCGGGGTCACATCGATGGTCTTGCCCCCGTAGAGCTCAAGGGTCTTGCGCAGCTCGTTCTCGATGTCGGACACAGTGCGGTTCGTGACGTTCACGTCGATCCGGTCGCTGAACAGCCCCACGCTGGTCACCTTGCCAAGCAGTTCGAGGGCCTTGATCCGCTGCTTGGGGTCTGGATCCGTGGACTCCATGATCAGCTTGTTGGTCACGTAGTTGCGCAACCGGCGAGACACATCCAGCACTTCTTGGTCCCATTCCGTGAGAATGGCTTCGAGATTCACAATGGTCCCGGCAGTCAGGGTTTTGGCAGGTGGCATCTGGCCCCCGGCCATGATCTGGTGCGATGCAACCTTGTCTTCTTGGGTCACTTCGACCGTCATGCCCTGATCCATGAGCTCCTTGACTGTCTCGAAGTAGGCATGGGCCTTGTTTCGAAACTCGTCCAGCTCTTCCGGTGTGGTGTCGAACGGGAACGGAATCCCGAGTTCAGGGGTTGCGACAATGGGCATAGAACTGTTTGGGGCTCCTGCGTTCGGGCGAGTATAACCATTGGGTCTAGCAGAAGCAAACTGGAATTTGTAGGGGTATGGTGGGGGTGGATGGGACCCAAGCGAGGTACCGGGGGGTGTTGCTATATGAGGGGGGTGGGGTACGTATTAGCTTGTTTGGGGGATAAAGTTAGTTGGGAGAGTGATATGGGTTGTGCAGATCCTTATGTATGGGCGAGCGACGGGACTCCTAACCATTAGCGGGGGGTGCCGGGTGGGTGGGGTCAGAACTGCGCCAGAATCGGGCTTATTAACAGTGTTAATACCTGTAATGCCGATAAAGCTTGACATTGTTCCAGCTTTGCGAGACAATAGCTCCACGGTCAAGCAAGGCAACACCTGCCACGCGCCGTATACGAGGTATCTACTGTGTCTAACGTCATCAATGCAAAGCTCGCGAAGTCTGTGGCCGCTGCTGTGTCCGGCGATATCAAGCTCGGGAATACTTGGCAACAGGTTGGAACTGATGCGCGCGAAGCGTACCCAAGCGAAGCGGCGCTCATCGAAGCCAAGGCCTTTATCCTTGATATGTACATCGTGCCCGCAATGCCCGGAGCGACCAAGATCCTCGCCGTGGTGCAGCATCGCAAGGGGAGCCCCGCATACCTTGAAGCTTGCGCAAAGGATGCGACGTACAAGGAACAACACCGCGCAGCCGACGATGCCAAGAAGTCTGTACGTGCAATGGCGCATACCTACTTCGCCCGCATCGTGAAGTACGCATTCCCCACGGAGAAGGGCGCGAGCACACCGCGCACGCTCAAGACCCGCATCATGGAAGAAGTGACGGCGCTGGTGAAGGGTTGCCAAAAGGCGGAGGACGCTGACTTCGATCTTACCGCGACTCTGGCGGCGCTCGAAGCGGTGCTGGTCGCGGTCAACAAAAAGTAAGCAGCTGCTAACAAGTCGGGCGGGACTGACACCGCCTAGCTTAGTGGCCCGGTCTGGATTCCAGACCGGGCTTTTTTGTGCCCATCGAATCCACAAAGTTTTATTATGATAGCGACGCAAGGCGAAGGCGATGCGGCGGCACTAGGTGGGTCTTGACCGATATGCTGCGGTGGCAGCATATCGTTTTTCGGCAAGAAGCGCAAGGGGGTCTTGTTCCTTTCGTGTTCCTTTTGTTCCGCATGTTCCGCGAGCCCGGAACACAGCAAGTCGTTGATTCTGTAGCGGAAATCACCTCTTTTTTAATAATGTTCCAATGTTCCTTATATATATGTAGACGGGGCTATTCGTACTTTTTAAAAAATTCGTGTGAGTTTTTTTTTGTTGTGTTCCGTTTTTCGTGGATCTTGCCAACCTCGTAATTAGCGCGGAACAACGGAACATGTTGTCATCGAACGTCGCAAGATCTTGATCCCACTGCATTTCACATCGTTTCCTGTTTCGGAACATCGCCCACAAAACCGCGTTTCGCGGAACAAAGTTGTGGTCGCGTGGTGCTGTGGCGCATTTTGACGATTGTGGCCTCATTCTCCTGTGGTTCTGTGGTATCATTCTCTCGTTCCGTTGTTCTATTGTTCTACTGTGGAGGCACTATGAATTCCATCGAATCGCACCGCGCCATTGCCGATCAGCCATTGACTGTCGAGGGCATCACAAAACCCCTGCATGAATGGGCAAGGCTGCGCGGCATCCCGTACAAGACCGTTGCAATGCGCTGGGCACGCGGGCACAGGAATCCCAAAACCCTGCTGCACAAAAAGGCTGCAAATGGATAACAAGTTATCAGATGATAACAAGTATGTGTTGTTCCAACACAGGCGAGACCCGAGCCGCGTGCATGTGTGGTCGGTAGCCAGTTGGGAGAAACACAGCGAGGGCGTCTACGGCAAAGAGTGGAACGTACTAGCCGAGTCCAACGACTACGAAGAACTGCTGGCCCTGTACAAGCTGATCAAGGCTGCCCACATGTCACAGGAGCAAAAACCCAAACTCGAATACTTGACTTTATAGGTAATAAGTGTTATACTATCTCCAATGGTCGTAGTCCGCCCGACGCGGCAAGGAGAACGCAAATGACTGACAAGTTATCAGGTGATAACAAGTGGCTGCTGATGAGGCACGATGATCTTGGGTGGATTGGGGTTTGGGACGTTCCGTTCTACCAAACCGTTCAGCGACGCAACCAACACCATGGATGGCGGGTATTGGCCGAGTCTGGCAGCCAAGACGAACTGATGGCCCTCAGAAAACTAATCAAGGTCGCAAATGAGTAAGAAGTATGTGCTGCTGCAATACGGACCTCCGCAAAACTGGACCGAAGTGTGGGATGCGGGATATTGGGCACGCTACCAAGAGATCACTCCGCACACGGACTGGCACGAAGTCTGCCAAGGTAACTCGAAGGAAGAACTGCTTGCTCTACTCAAACTAATCGAGGCTGCAAATGAGTAACAAGTGGCTGCTGGTCAGGTTCGACTACCGCTGGCCCGAGACGGATAGCGCGTACAGGATCTTCAGTCGGGAGCTATGGGATTCACGCATGAAACTGGTGCCCTATGATCCGCTGATGCCGCGCCGCTACACGATCATTGCCGAGTCCGATGAGTTCGACGAACTCGAAGCCCTGCTCAAACTGATCGAGGCTGCAAATGAGTGACAAGAAGCGGTGGGCACTGCTGCAACACGACAGGCTAATGCGCGGAACCGTCTGGAACTCGGACCAGTGGGACAAATTCCTGCGGACAAACCCCACTACGGGGTGGAAGGAAGTAATGAGGTCAGACGACCGGGATGAACTGCTTGCCCTTGCCAAGCTGATGGGGGGACCGGATGAGTAAGCCAACCTATGTGCTAGTGAAGTTGACAATTAAAACGCCTCCAAACCGGGGGATGTATCAAGTTTGGCAACAAACCGACTACCGTGACCTGATGAAGCGCAGACCAGACACCGCTTGGCAACTGGTTGCCGAAGGTCCGAAGGCAGAAATGTTTGCCCTGCAAGCATTGGCGGAGGCTGCAAATGAGCAAGTTATCACCCGATAACAAGCAGTGGGTGCTGATGGAGCTGAACGGCTGGTGTGACATTTGGCACCGCTCAACATGGCTGCAGGTGTTCGGAGATACCAAAGCCGAATGGCGGTGCATCGCTGAGTCCGATGACGAGACGGAACTGATGGCCCTCAAGAAACTGATCAAGGCTGCAAATGAGTAACCATGATAGCGACGACGAGCTGTGGGTACTGATCCGGTTCAACAGGTACGCAATGAAGTCTGGGTTCAGCCCCTACGCGCAGATGAGCAAAAAAGTCTGGGATGCCCACCGAGTCCAAAACTGGACCGTGATTGCGGAAGGCCCGTGGCACGAGATCGACGCGCTTAGAAAACTTAGCGAGGCTGCAAATGAGCAAGTTATCACCTGATAACAAGTGGGTGCTGGCCCGCTTCGGTTCGTTACAATACGTGATAAGCGCCCATGAATGGAACGAGCACGTTAAGCGCACCCCAACAACAAAATGGGAACTGGTTGCGGATTCCGATGACGAACACGAGCTGCACGCCCTCATGAAGCTGATCGAGGCCGCATGTTGATGGGTTCCAAAATACTTGACTTTATAGTTAAGATGTGTTACAATGTATCTAACAGTCAAGCTACGCCCGGAGGTGAGTGATGTTATCAGCTGATAACAAGTGGGTGCTGGTTAGCCACGGCAACAAAGAATGGGCTGGACCCGAGGTCATCACAGTGCGTGCATGGCTGGCGTTTACCCGCGAGGTCAAAGAAACAGCTTGGTATGTGGTCGCTGAGTCCGACAACAGGCACGAGCTTGAAGCCCTGAAGAAGTTGATGCCATGAAGAAGTATGTACTGCTCGCGCATATCAAGACGGGGCAAGGGTCATTGCTTCCCAAGGCTGCGTATGAGGACATCCAAAAAACAATGAGCCCAAACCACGCAAGCAACTGGAAAGTCATCGCTGAAGCCGATACCCGTGAGGAGCTTTGGCCGATGGGGAAGTTGATGCCATGAGTTATCAACCTGATAACAAGATGCACATCTTCGGCAGGCTGGCAAAGATTGACCGCATGTGTTCGAAGTGCAAGACACGCAAGCCCATTCGGGGCGGCAAGATCCGACGTGTTGATGGTAGACAAGTATTCAAGTGTGAGGAGTGCGTCAATGGACAACATCGAACGGGGCCGGTTGTGCCGGTGTAACGAGTGCGACGACTGCGATGCGTACCGGGCTCACATGGCAGAACGTGAGCGCATTGCCCGAGCAACACGACATGCCAAGCCGGTGCTGTGCTTGCACAAGAGTTGCTACCAAGTCGTAGCCAACCTCGAAGAGATCAAGGGTTTCGGTAACAAGGGAGGATTTTACAGATGAGTAACGATTACTGGAAAGGCTACGCCGAGGGACGTGGGTTCGGCTATAGCCAAGGGTTCAGCATGGGGTTTTGGTCCGCCGTGCTGTTGATCGGCGGGGTGGTGTGTGCTGGGTTGCTTATGATGAGGGTGATGTGATGTTCAGATTCATACTGGTACTCGGGTTCGGTTTGTTCCTCGCATGGGCGGTGGATGCCAGCAAAGCCGAGGCCCTTATTATCATCATGCTAATGGAAGTTATCCTTCCGTACTTTAAGTCAGTGGAGGTGCAAGATGGCAACGATCTATGAACGACGCAAGAAGATCGAGAAGGAGCAGAAGCGGTTTGTACGCAAGTTGCGTGCATTGCAGGACGAGTGCCCGCATCCGCCGGAGCGGGTCGAGTTCACAAAGACGGGCGTCAGTTACATTGCGCTATGCCGTGACTGCCTGAAGGAGGCTGTGCGTGAAGATGCTGCCGAAGCAACGTCCGAAGTGTGATGTGTGTATCGGTGAGGGATTCATCTTTGGATTCTTCGAAGAGCATGTCGAGTGCGATCACTGCGAGGGCACAGGGTACGAACTTACCCTGTCTGAGCCAGACGAAGATCCGTATGCAGATTCCGAGTGGACTGGAGGTGTGGAATGTTAGGTGGATTTTTCATTGGACTGGTGTTTGGTGCTGCCCTTGTGATTGGGTTCGAGGCCGTGCATTACTTTTTGTCCTTTCGTAAGGACAAGGCAGCGGACATCGAATTCTACTGGCGCAGAAACAAGACCGACGTGGCAAGGCCGGGTAGTGCTGAGCATTTCCACCGAGTGTTCGGGCACAAAGAGTAACAGCCTGTTATCACCTGATAACAACATAGGAGACGATGATGAGTGCAAGACTTTATAACGAGTTCAAAGCCAAGCACGATGCGATCAAGCCGATACGTGGACGCAAGCCAGAGTGGAGGCCGATCAAGAATCGGCGCAAGACGCACGAGTCGATCCACGAGGTAACGCACAACGGCGTCAAGGGTATCGCGTGCCGACTGTACAACACAGATGTGGTTACCTTCCTGCAGGATGGCAAGATCCTGATCAACACAGGGGGCTGGAATACGCAGACTACGCAGAAGTTTATCAGTGACCATTCGCCGTGGTCCTGCACCAAGAGTTCCAACCGGTTGTGGCTGTACGTCCGTGGTACAGCGGTTCCGATTGAACGAGACGGGACTTCGACCGTGCTTGAAGCTGGTGAGTCGGGCTTTCGCCTAGTCCGTGACAAACCGTTCCAGCAGAAGGTTGTAGACAGGGTTAAGGCCAAGGAAGCACGTCGCCCGCTCGAACCGTTCCTGCAATGGGCCAAGACATTCCTCGCGCTGTCGGGGAACATGGTGGCCTACGAGACGCACAAGCAAGTGTGTGGGGTTTCGGGGCAGGATGTGTGGGGCAAGGAGCAAGTGAACTATGACTTCTGGAGGCGGCTGCGTACATCCACGGGAATCTACGAATATCTCTGCAACCTGCATGAGGAGGACTACATCAAGGTGTTGTGTGCAATGTTCCCTACCAGTTCATACTTCAGGGAGGATGTGGACGTGACGTTCCGGCAGGTCAAGGATGCAGTGTATGGAATCTGCAATAGTGCTGCTGACGTACACAAGTACGTCGAAGTGAAGCTGGGCCCAAAGCCCATCGCCAATCTCGTATAAACTTCTTTTTCAAATACTTGACTTTGAGCCGTCATTCAGTTATAATATCTGGGACGGTTGGATAATTAACAGGAGAATGTGATGAGTGCAATTAACTTCGGCAAGACCGTTTCGCTCCGTGAGTTCGCCCATGCCATCGCTACGGTGGGCGATAAGGTCACTATCATTGGTCAAGGCGAACCCGGCATCGGCAAGTCGGCCATGCTCAAGGTGCTGGCGGGCAAGTTCCCGACTCATGAGATTGCGTATATCGACTGCACGTTGCTTGACTTGGGTGACTTCGCGCTGCCCTACACCGAGGAGCATGTTATCAATGATAACAAGATGCGGGTGACCAAGTTCGCCCCCAATGCACGGTTCAAGTTCCACACGGGTCGGCCCGTTGTCATCATGCTGGACGAGATCGGCAAGGCGATGAAGTCGGTCAAGAATGTGCTGTTGACCCTCATGCTGGAGCAGCGGATCGGTGACCAGTACCTGCCCCAAGGCAGCATCGTGTTCGGCACGACCAACCTGATGAGCGACGGGGTTGGCGACTCGCTCGAAGCACATGCCCGCAACCGTGTGGGTCTGGTGACGGTACGCAAGCCCGACTCCGACGAGTGGATCGAGTGGGCTATCAGCAACAACATTGCGCCTGAGATCATCGCGTGGGTTAAGCAGTTCCCCCATGCCCTTGCGAGCTACACCGACCCGGCGCAGCGTGACAACCCGTACATCTTCAATCCGCAGCGTGCGGGTATGGGTGCCGTGGTGACTCCGCGCTCGCTGGAGAAGGCCAGCCACATTGCCAAGCAGCGCGATACTCTGGGCGATGAGTTGACCATCGGTATGCTGACTGGCGTGATCGGTGAGTCGGCTGCGCGTGACATGCAGGCGTTCTTCACGGTGGTGGACAAGCTGCCGTCGTGGGATTCGATCCTCAAGGATCCGGCTAACGCCAAGATGCCGAGCGACGCGGTGGCCCGTTGCATCCTCGTGTTCAGCGCCATTGCCCGCATCGAGAAGGACACGCTCGCCAAGTGGATGGAGTATGTGCAGCGCATGGACAAGGAATGGCAGGCCCTGTTCGCCACCAGCGTGATGAAGTCGCCCACCAAGCAGGCGTTCTGCGTGATGAACAAGCAGTTCAAGGATTGGGCCGTGGCTAATACGTGGCTGTTCTAATGAAGCCGCCAAGCAAGAAGCTGATCGACAACTGGAAAGAACAGCAGCAGTTGGTACACAGGATGGGGGCCACAGTGCTTGAGCTGATGCGCCATCCTGACTCAACCATGGCCGAGGTGATGGACGTGCGGAACCGGTATGCCAAGACGTACACCGAACACCGCATGATGCGGGATCGCCTGCGCAAACTGTTCCGGTCGCATGGCACATTTTTTACGTACCCATGGGAGTAGCAACATGCCAAAAGTAAAAGTTCGTATTGGATATACCGACTACATGATGGACGAGGAGCCTGCGTTCGCTTTGTTCAAGGCGCTGAACGGCCCGACTGTCGAGCGGTTGGAGGCTACGTATGACTCTGCGACCAAGCATAGTGGGCATAAGTTGATCGAGCAGGATGCGGGGTTCGTTACGTTGCATTCCGTATCTAAAGCAGAGTACGCAATTTGGAAACTTGCAGGAGCTAGCACATGACTACCTTGACTATCGAGCAGCAGATCCAGAAGGAACACGTCTGGCTGATGAAGCATCCGAACTATTGCCTGTACTCGGGCATCATCATGATCGGCAAGACCGAGGTGCGGGACGACATTCCGACTGCGTGTACTGACGGGCGCAATACATACTATGGCCGTGAGTTCTGCAGCAAGCTGGACAAGCAGGGGCTGCGTGCGGTGATCCTGCACGAGAATCTGCACAAGGCATTCCGCCATACAACGATGTGGCAGCATCTGTACAAGCAGTGGCCCATCGTTGCGAACATGGCGTGCGACTATGTTATCAACCTGATAATAAAAGACAGCGATCCCGAGGGTAAGGAGGTCAAGCTGCCTGACTCCGCGTTGCTTGACGATAAGTTTCGTGGGCTGGATGCTGGCGAGGTGTTCCGCAGGCTGAAGCAGGAAGCTGAATCTACCGGCAAGATCAACGTCAAGACGGCGGGTGATCAGAAAGGTAAGGACGTACCGGTTACCGAGGGTAGCCCGATGCCCGGTGGCTTTGACGAGCACGACTGGGAAGAAGCCGAGGGCATGTCGCAAGAGGAGAAGGAAGGGCTTGCCAAGGACATTGATCAGGCGCTGCGGCAGGGTGCGATCCTTGCTGGCAAGCTGAAGGGTAACGTCCCGCGTGAGTTGTCTGAGCTTACCGAGTCCAAGGTTGACTGGCGCGAAGCCCTGCGTGAGTTCGTGACTTCTTTCTGCGCGGACAAGGATGAGAGCACATGGCGCACACCATCCCGTAGGTGGATCGGGCAGGACGTATACATGCCGACCATGATCAGTGAATCGGTTGGTCGGGTTGTCGTAGGCATCGACATGTCCGGATCCATCGGGCCCACCGAGATCGGCCAGTTCTTGGGCGAGGTGCGCAGCATCTGCGAGCGTGTCCGTCCCGAGGGTATCGACTTGCTGTATTGGGATACCGACGTGTGCCAGCACGAGAAGTACGATCAGGACCAGCTTGATAGCCTGTTGTCCAGCACGAAGCCCCGTGGGGGTGGCGGTACGTCGCCGCAGTGCATCGTGAACTACATGAAGGCCCACAAGATCAAGGCCGAGTGTGCGGTGATCTTGACTGACGGGTACGTGGATAGCTTCGGTAGTGACTGGCCGTGCCCGACTCTGTGGGGCATCACGACCGACCGTGTGAGCGACGTGGGTAAGACTGTTCGAGTTCAATAATTCAGATTCAATCTAGGAGTGCAATCATGATCCAGAATAGTGCAATGCTTGTTGACCTGAACATCTCTGTGTGGACTGGTCGCAAGATGGACAAGAAGGTGTCGGATGAAATCGATGCCAGCAAAAACACCAAGGCCAAGGCGGGCAACTACCACAAGAAGCTGTTGGCAGGTACCGACAAGCTGGATGCGATCCAGAGCCTGACCAGCACAATCCGCTTGTGGCATCACGTTCATACGTTGCCGTGGTCGGATGGCGGTTCGAGGCTGTTGCCGGTGCAGAGCTTCTTCGAGTACAAGCCAGCGATTGCCGAGTTCGAGCAGAAGTTCTACGCGCTTGTCGAGGAGTTTCTGGCCGAGTACCCGACGCTCGTGAGTGCAGCGGCGTTCCAGTTGGGCGACCTGTTCAATTCCAACGACTATCCGCCAGTGTCCGAGCTGCGCAGCAAGTTCCGTTTCCGCTACGTGTTCATGCCGGTACCGACTTCGGGCGACTTCCGCATCGATATCGAGGACGCGAGCCGCAAGGATCTTGAGGAGCAGTACACCAAGTTCTATGCCGACAAGTTGTCCGAAGCCATGAAGGACGTGTGGGAACGACTGCACGACTGCCTCTCGCATATGAGCGACAAGCTGGCTGGTGAGGAGAAGCAGCTGTTCCGTGACTCGCTTGTGGAGAATGCCGTGGAACTGTGCGGGGTGTTGGGCAAGCTGAACGTGGCGAACGACCTGAAGCTTGAAGATGCTAGGCAGAAGCTGGAGCGTGCCCTGATGGGTGTGTCCGCTGTCGAGCTGCGCAAGCACAACGACCTGCGCAAGGATGTCAAGGCCAAGGTCGATGAAATCCTTTCGATGTTCTAATTATCAGGTGATAACATGATTATTATTGACGACACAGATTCGCTGTACGGGGAGTTGGACCCTAAGCTGAAGGAAGCTGTCGAGCAGTTTGCCAAGAACCACAAGAGCGAGTTCCCGATCCACGCTGAGATATTCAGCAAGACCAAGGTGCGGTTCTGGGATACGCGGTTCGTGAAACATGGCAGGTCACTCGCTAACTTGACGTTCAATATCGACAACGATAAAAAGTTGCGGCTGACTTCGACCCGCATCAAGAATCCGAAGTGTAAGCCCTTCCATTCAAACTACCACGCCAAGATCAGCAAGAACGTGGGGCCGATTGTCAAGGCATTGCGGGAGTTCGTGTACCCCACTACCCCTGTCGAAATGCGAGCGGCTTCGAGCAATGGAGTTGCTACCGCGCACAACGAATGGCAGACGGAACCCATGATTTCGTTCAAGGAGTTACGGGGGAACTTGTTTGATTCGGATGCGTCACTCGTTGCCGAGTTTCAGCAGTTGCTTGCGGCGGGGGCAATGCTCGCTACGGAACCGTTCAGGAAGTTTGCTGCCGAGGGAGTCGGGCTCTACGCAGAACGTGAACGACGCAATAGGGTTGATAACCGGTATACCTCGCTGTGCATCAATCCCGACAACACGATAGACATATGCGCACCAAATGGGGAAGCCTACCGGTTCGGATCGGTAGCCGAGCTGCCCCCTGCCCTGAGTGAACGACTGGCCCTGCTGCGTATGACCGAGGGGGAAACATTCGTCCCCGAAGTCGGGATGAAGTACGGCGGGATCTTTTGGATTTACGAAGGGCCTAACGCTTGACTTGTTTGGGACAGTAGGATAGTTTAGGGGAATGAAAACTTATGTAGCTACGATCTATTGTGACGAGGAAGGTGGCGCGTTCGTAGCGCATGTAGGCAACAACAAGACCATAGAGAGTTTTCCACTTGTGGGGGATTCGGTTACGTTGCCAACATTCTTGACCGAGCGCCTTGCCTTGCTTCGCCTGTGTGAGCCTAGTAAACAAAACGAAGGAGAGACCTTTGGCAGACGACTAACCGATTCGATGTTCCATGTTTACTTAAGCAAGACTGAATTTGATCAACTGAAGAAATTATCTCGGAGTGCAAAATGAAGAAGCTTTCTGTTTCCGTCGCCACGACCAACCTGCTCAAGAATTCCAAGCAGCCCCTGACTGTTGCCCAGATTGCCAAGGCTACCAATAAGCCAGCAGCACAGGTGGCAACGACGCTTTGGAAGTTGAAGAAGGACGGCAGGGTCTACCACAACACCGCCACCAACACGTACCGGTTATCAGCTGATAACAAGTTGCCGACCCACGCCAAGGTCGCAGCGCCGCGTATCGAAGTTCCTGAGCATAGCGATGCCAGCAACTCGGTGGACAAGCGGTATGTGGATATGGCGGTCAAGTACATGGACGCGCTGGCCGTGATCCGGTACCTCGAAGGCAAGATCGCTGACCGCGATGTCAACGCCTGAGAAGAAGGTAAAAGATAGAGTCAAACGTGTGCTGGCAGGGTGCGGTATTTATTACTTCATGCCTGCCACGCACGGCTACGGCTCGTCCGGTATCCCCGACCTGATCGCATGTAGGAAGGGGTTGTTCATTGGCATCGAGTGCAAGGCTGAAGGTAATAAGCCAACTACGTTGCAGTTGAAGAACCTCAATGACATCGTGATGGCCGGGGGTGTCGGTATCCTCGTGGACGAGACGGGGCTTGCCGACTTCGAGCTGATCATCAACACAGCCAAGAGTGGCGAGTTCTTTGACTTGCTCGCCAAACCCAAATGAGATCCCGCCCCACAGACGGGGTAGTTCGGCGCTTACTACGTTGGATGCGTAGCGAATATGCCGTTTCTGTAAAAGATATCGCCCGCAAGTTTGATCTTGGCATCACGCAGTCGAGGCGGTACATACACAGACTGGAAAGAGAAGGTGCAATCTATCCACGGTACAGAGACCGGTGTGTTTACTATTCAGTAAGGAAAGACAATGAGACTTGAAAAATTATCCGACGCGCTACGTATGGTCAAGGCGGAGTTTGATATCGACGCCACGGACGCCATGCTACTCAGCGAAATTCTCGCCGCCCGCAAGGAGAAAGGCGAAGTCGCTATCATGGAGATTGTGGAGAATTCCAAAGTCGCATCGCCAGCTACGCTCCATGGGCGCATCAAGAAGCTGGTCACGCGCAACCTGCTTACCAAGGTTACCGACGAATCCAATATGCGGTTCAAGAAGCTGGAGCCGGGTACGAAGCTTGAGGCTCTGCACCGCGCATTATCTGAGGTGTGATATGGCTATTGAAGACATGAACGAAGGTGTACGAATGCTGGCGGAACGCATGAAGACTAATCCGGAGGAGTTCAACCGGTATGGGAAGTGGAACGACATGCTGGCAATCGTTGACGATCCGGACCATGTGAAGTTCCTTACCGCTGAAGAAATCAAGTACCTGCAGGAAACGACCCGCGAGATGCAGCGGCAACGGTTCACGACCAAAGTGCTTGAGACCTTGGTGCGGGATGAGGCGCAGGAAGACGTGCTTTCCAAGCCGTCGATCTATGCCTATGGCAGTGCAGGTGGCGGCAGTATGGGATCTACGACGAGCATCGCGCAAGCAGCCAACTACAGTCTGTCCGCACTGGCACGGCAGAATGCCATGTCACAACAGGCTGCGATGAATGCGTCCGCTGCATATACCCCCAACTGGAACCCGCCAACGCAGACCAGTGCGCCATCTGGATTGTTGGATAAGATCAAGGGGTTGATCCCTTGAAAATCATCACGCTCGACTTCGAGACTTACTACGACAAGGAGTATTCCCTGTCCAAGGTAACGACCGAGGAGTACGTACGATCCGAACGGTTCGAGGTTATCGGTGTCGGGCTGGCCGTGGACGACGAAGATCCCCAATGGTTTACAGGAACGCAGGAGGAAGTCCGTGATTGGTTACACCAGTTCGATTGGGCAAACTCGTTTGCCTTGGCCCACAACATGCAGTTCGATGGCGCAATCCTGTCGTGGCGGTTCGGAATCAAACCGAAAGGCTGGCTCGATACCCTCTGCATGGCGCGAGCGATCCATGGGGTGGATGCCGGTGGAAGCCTCAAGGCGCTGGCCGAGCGATACAACATTGGCGAGAAGGGCATCGAGGTCCTTGCTGCCATTGGTCTACGGCGGGCTGACTTCCCACCACACCAGCTGGAGCAATACGGCGAGTATTGCAAGAACGACGTAGCCCTGACTCGTACGCTGTTCCACAGGCTGATGCTGCCGGGGTTGGGTGCAGGGTTCCCCATGAAGGAGCTCAAGGTCATCGATACAACATTGCGGATGTTTGTCGAACCGTCGCTGCGCCTGAGCCTGCCCTTGCTCGAAGCCCACCTTGAGAACGTCAAGGAGAAGAAGCTGAAGCTGCTGCAAGCAGCCGAGGCCGACAAGGACAGTCTGATGTCCAACGACAAGTTCGCGCAGTTGCTTGTCCAACTGGGGGTTGTGCCGCCCAAGAAGCTCAGTATCCGCACGGGTAAGGAAGCATGGGCATTCGCCAAGACCGACGAGGAGTTCAAGGCGCTGCTGGAGCATCCGGACCTGCGGGTACAGACCCTTGTCGCGGCACGGCTTGGGAACAAGACCACACTGGAGGAGACCCGCACACAGCGGTTCATTGACATTGCCCTGCGTGGCAAGCTGCCGGTACCGATCAAATACTATGCAGCACACACGGGGCGGTGGGGTGGCGACGACAAGATCAACCTGCAGAACCTGCCAAGTCGTGGGCAGAATGCCAACCAGCTGAAGCGGGCGATCCTGCCGCCTGATGGTCACGTCATCATTGACTCGGACTCGTCGCAGATCGAAGCGCGTGTCGTGGCGTGGCTGGCTGGACAGGACGATCTCGTTGCTGCCTTCGCCAACGGCGAGGATGTGTACCGCATCATGGCTGCGCAGATCTACGGCAAGCCCCCCGAGGAGATCACGAAGGAGGAGCGGTTCGTCGGCAAGTCCGTCATCCTTGGTGCCGGGTACGGCATGGGCCCAGCGAAGTTCCAAGCCCAGCTGCAATCGTTTGGGGTGACGGTATCGCTTGAGGAATGTAAACGCATTATCAGTGTTTATCGCGCCACGTATTCACGGATTCCCGAGCTTTGGAAGCAGGCGCAAGCTTGCGTGGAGGCGGTCATCACGGGCAATGCAGCGAATCTGGGTGCTGTTGACGTGGTGCAGTTTGATGCTTCGCGGCAGGGATTCTTGCTGCCGAGCGGGTTGTGGCAGCGGTACGAAGGGCTGGTCAAGCTGATGACGCCCACCGGTCCCCAGTATGAGTACAAGACGCGCAGGGGGATGGTGAAGATCTACGGCGGCAAGGTGGTTGAGAATCTTTGCCAAGCGATTGCCCGGTGCGTCATTGCCGAGCAGATGCTGCTGATTGCCAAGCGGTACAAGGTTGTGTTGACCGTGCATGATGCGGTAGCCTGCATCGCCCCCGCTGCCGAAGCGGAGGAAGCCCAGAAGTATGTCGAGGAGTGTATGCGGTGGAGGCCCGAGTGGGCCAAGACCCTTCCGCTCAATTGCGAATCCGGTATTGGTAATAGTTACGGAGAGTGCTAGAAATGAGTAAGTCCGCGTTAGACTCGCAGATTGGTGGCGATCACTACAAGACCATGAAGATCCAGCCAATTGAATACAGTATGCAGAACGAGCTGAATGCCTGCCAGCATACGGCTATCAAGTACGTTACAAGGTACAAGTCCAAGGGTGGCAAGCAGGATTTGCTCAAGGCCATCCACACGATTCAGCTGCTTATCGAGCTGGAGTACCCGGAAGATACAAGCAACGCCCCTACCCAGCTTGAGCTCCAGTTCGGATCAGGGTCACGGGCAGGACGATGATTCCGAAATACGGGTCCGGACGGGTAAGGCAATGCGCGCTATGTAAGGATCGTAAGGAAACCAAAGGTGGTACTTACATCGGGCCGTTTCGCAAGTTCATATGTAAAGAGTGCAAGGAAAAACGGGAGAAGCGGAATGAAGATCGAACTTGATTATCAGCAGATCGATGAAGTTGTCATTCAGTCGTTGCAGAATACGCTGGCGAATTTTAAGGAGAATCTGGAGGCCCACCGCAACGGGAGAGGCTTAGAACTGTTTGTTGCTGATCCTGCTGAAGATGCCAAGATCATTAAGAAGCACATCAAGGCTTGCAAGCGGCTGCTTGAGTATTACGGTGGGGTGGTGGAATGAACGAATGGATCTTGATTATTACGCTGGCCGGTGGAATTGACGGGGGAATGTTCGTCAAGGACGTTTATTCGTTCACTAAGGAAGACTGCGTAGCGGCGGCAAATTCTTGGAACAACGAGTGGTACTCCCGTCGCATAGAGAAATGGGCTTCCTCGTACGTGAAGGCGTCCGGATTCGCGATTTGCGTGAGGAAGAAATGATCGACCTAAGCTTGGAAGAGATCCTGACCGGGGCGGTGGTTGTCGCGTTCGTCGGGCTTTTTCTGGGGGAGTAACAATGCGCTACGTACAACGAAAAGACGGTGAGGGGTTTGAAGTACCCTTGGACACTCCATATCGAATCGCTTGTTGCGATTGTGGGTTAGTTCACGACGTTGTTTTCGTATACGTAAAAGGCAAACTGGGGATGGCGGCAAAACGCAACAACCGTGCAACAGCGGCTAGGAGGCGGAAGAAATGAAAAAAGTTACTCGAATGTCGGCAATCAAGCTATTGTCCAAAACCCGTGGGGCAAAGCGGAAAGTCAGGAAATCAATGCGTAGACACTACAAACTTCGGCATGGGATGATCGGCAAATGATCAAACTAATCTGGATCACGCCCGAGGCTGAGAAGCTGATCGGGTATATGGCTCGCGTCAGTAATCCTGCCAATCAGGACAACGAGAACGTGGTGGGGCTGCTGAAGTACATGATCCGCAACGAGCATTGGTCGCCGTTCGAGATGGCGTCTGCGTGCTTCGAGATCAACACGACACGGGATATCGGTCGGCAGATCCTGCGGCATCGGTCATTCTCGTTTCAGGAGTTCAGCCAGAGGTATGAAGATGTCAGCAAGTTACCCTACGTCCCTCTTCGGGAGTGTCGGATGCAGGATCCTAACAACAGGCAGAGTAGCTACGAAGTTGAGGACATGCGCCTCTCAGTCCAATGGGAAAGCCAGCAGAGGGTGCTGCGTACGCTGGCGACCGACATATATCGTTGGGCACTGACTAACGGGATTGCCAAGGAACAAGCACGGGCCCTGCTGCCTGAAGGCTTGACGCCGAGCAGGATGTACATGAGCGGCACGCTGCGTAGCTGGCTGCATTACTGTGCATTGAGGTCGGATGATGCAACGCAGAAAGAACATCGCTTGATTGCGCAGGAGATTGGCCGCGAGCTGGCTAAACAGGTGCCGACGATTTGGGAAGCTTGGAGTGCGAAAAATGAAACAGAAATATCCTGATCAGGTGTGCGCTGAGTGCGCGAAGGATGCGCTGGATCCTATGGAGTGGCAGGATCTTGGGCTTCGAGGATTCACTTTGTGGGAAGATGTCTGCCCTGTCTGCGACGAGAACAAGATGGTCACTTCCCCACGTAACTATGGGTGGCCGCTGTTCAAGGGGTTTGATAGGCCATGAATAGCCACAAATGGGACCGCGACGGGGAATGCTGCGTTAAGTGTGGCGAGAAAGATTGGTATGCCGGAGCGGAATGCAGCGTGCCTGATTCATTTGAGCATATTGATAGCCCCGACTGCCCCTGCGGCCCGACCCTCGATTATGTAGACCCCGAAACAGGTAATAGAGTGTACGTTCACAGGAAACCATCATGACCGACCAGATCACCGCAGAGGAGATGAGTATATGAAGCAGCACGGACCAAGGGACGAATTCCGGGTTGTTGTTACCCCGCGCTCAATGACCAACTTCGGCGGAATATCTACATCGCGTGGCCTGTTCTATGGAAACGACGAAGCCGGGCAGCGGCGGTGGGAAAAGGACATGCAGCAGCGGTGCGAAGCGATTGCCGATCAGGTAAGGCGGCATGTCGATGACGTGGGATATGTGAGCGTCGAATGGGAATCTAGCCCCGTTTGCTCGCACTGCGGCTCCCGCTGGACGGAAATCAGCGACCGCTACAACGGCGGCTGCTGCGACAAGGACGAGGAAGCAAACCCGGATCAGGAGACCGCAAGTGTCTGACCCACTCACCACAAATGATCGTGCCTCTCGCCTGCGAGACCTTCGCGTGCGCCTCAAGTCAGGAGAGTACGACGGGGCCGACATCATGGCCGCATGGATCGCGTGCGACGATCTTGCCGACATGCTGGATAGAGCAGCCCACGAACCGGAAGACGCCCACGCCGCGAACTTTACGGAATGGCTGTGCAATGAAATGCCGGCAGGCACCGTCATCGGCGACCCGGCATGGTGGGCGCGGAAGATTTGGGCGGCAGCAATAGTCTTTGCGCCAGAAGAACCGACAGCTCCACCGCCGGAAGCAGCGCCAAAACCTTCCTATGACCTTCAGGCCACGCTTTACGCATTACTTTGCAACCGTGGATACGCCCAGCATGAGGCGCACTCGCTCGCGTATGACGATGTTCTGCCGCTCGTAACCGCTCCACCGCCGCCAGATGTGCAGCGGGATGCGGAGCTGGACCGCCTGACCGCAGAGAATGCGCGGCTGACTGCTGACTACATTGCGCACGAGCGGGTGGCCGCCAGCCTGACCGCCGAGCGCGACAGGCTGCGGGAGGCGTTGGCTCCGTTCGTTGCTCTTCTTCAGCCGCACAACGATCAAGGGCCTGACAGGCAGCCCATTTTCGGCATTAACGACGCCACCATAACGCTTGGAATGCTACGTACCGCCCGCGCCGCCCTCGGAGACCGCACATGAGCACGACAGCGAAAAGGGTGAGAGAACTTGAGGCTGAAATCGGCAGGCTTGACTTTGGCAGAGCCCCGCCTCCGTGCCTTGATGAGGCTTGCGAATACCTGCGCGCCTACGCCGACAGCCTAGAGCGGCCTTGCATGGACCGGGAGCCGCCGCACTGCCCGAGTTGCAACTGTGGGGCACCTGACGAACTGAAGAAAGGTGACCTGTGACGCCAAAAGTTACTTCGCCCACCAAAAATGGGGCTTGCCTTTCATGCGGCAGAGGTGCAACGATGCTGTACCGGGTTCCCGTGATGAACGGCACCCAATGGCGGTGGCGCTGCAAGTCCTGCATCGATAAGCGGGCTGGCAGGAATAAAGAATTACAGAAGGTGAATAAGTGAGTTTCATAACGCTCGATTTCGAGACCTACTACGACAAGCAATTCAGTCTGTCCAAGATGACGACTGAGGAGTACATCCGCGATCCTCAATTCGAGGTGATCGGTGTCGGGGTCAAGGTGGATGATTATCCTACTAGGTGGTACACCGGGGATCATGCGTGTTTGAAGGAAGCATTGAACCAATATGATTGGAAGAACTCCGCTCTTGTCTGCCACAACACGATGTTCGACGGCGCGATTCTCAAGTGGATATTTGATATAGAGCCGGAGTTCTATGTCGATACACTATCTATGGCCCGTGCTATTAACGGGATCGAAGTAGGCGGCTCGCTCGCTGCGTTAGTTGAACGATATGGGCTAGGCGATAAGGGCACAGAAGTCATCAACGCGCTGGGTAAGAAGCGTAAAGACTTTAGCGCGGAGGACTTGGCGCGGTATGGAGAGTACTGCATTAACGACGTAGAACTTACTAGTAAACTGTTTGATAAATTAGCTTTAGGTTTCTCTGGCGACGAGCTTAAGCTGATTGACATGACCCTGCGTATGTACATTACCCCGGTGCTTGAAATCGATGATGCACTGCTGGTTAGCCGCCTAGAGGCAATTAAGTCTGAAAAAACACTACTGCTCATCGGACTGTCCGAGGCACTGGGCGAGAATACCGAGGAAGGGGTACGTAAGAAGCTGTCTAGTAATCCTCAGTTTGCCGAGATCCTCAAGCAGTTCGGCGTGGACCCGCCACTGAAGATTAGTCCTACCACAAGTAAGGAGACGTTCGCGTTCGCCAAGACGGACGAGGGGTTCTTAACTCTGCAGGAGCATGAGGATCCATTCATCCAGCAGTTGTGTGCCGTGCGACTGGGCACGAAGTCCACCATCGAGGAGAGCCGCATCGAGCGGTTCATCAACGTCGGGGCTCGCAACAAGGGCAAGCTTCCGATCCCACTTAAGTACTACGGGGCACATACAGGCCGTTGGTCCGGGTTGGACTCGATCAACCTGCAGAATCTGCCCAGCAGAGATAAGAAAAAGAAAGCGTTGAAGAACGCGCTGCGCGCTCCGGATGGGCACTATGTCATCAATTGCGACTCCTCGCAGATCGAGGCCCGCGTGCTGGCATGGCTGGCGGGGCAGGATGATGTGGTTAAGGCGTTCGCTGATAAGCGCGATGTGTACTGCGAATTTGCAGCGAAGGTGTACAAGAGACCTATCACGAGAGATAACCCGATTGAAAGA